TGCTCCGACTGTCAGCTTACCAGCTAGCCGTTCATTACCTGACCAATCAAGTGTACGAGCGTTGGAACGGGAATTGTCTGCGGTACCATTACCAACAATTTCGGCGTAGTTGCCGCGCTCTGTTGCTTCAGCCGTTGATGGATCGGCAACATTAAATTCGCCATAGACATGCTGGGATTTGTGGTTGGCGATTGTATAGTAACCTTCAGCATGAGACCGTACTCCAGAAGCTGATGTGCCAAAACCTTCCGCATGAGAATCAACACCAGAAGCGACTGTACTGTCGCCTTCTGCATGAGAACCACTGCCAGAGGCTTTTGTATCATTACCCTCTGCGTGAGCGCCGGCGCCAGAAGCGGTTGACCTATAACCTTCAGCATGAGCATTAGAATTCTTAGCATATGTCCGAAATCCTTCAGCGTGCGAGTTTGGTGCTGTAGTTTCGGTTCTCGTGTCCTGCCCTTCGATGTGAGAACAAGGGCCTGCCGCTACTGATGATGCTAATGCTGTTGTTTCACCGGTGTATATTATATTATTAGTACTAGCTTTACATCCTTCAGCATGCGAATTGGTTCCAGAAGCTGTTGTGCTATTACCTTCAGCATGAGAAACGTCGCCAGAAGCTGTCGTGCCAGCCCCCTCGGAATGAGACTGAGAGCCAGAAGCTGTTGTGCCGCCGCCTTCCGCATGAGACTGACTGCCAGAGGCTGTTGTGACGCCGCCTTCCGCATGAGATTGAACGCCAGAAGCTTTAGTGTTATTGCCTTCAGCAAAAGCCCCACTCCCCATCGTATAATTTTCGTCTTCTTCAGCTGTCATGACACCTCTTACAGACCCCTGAGCCGACCCATCTACCATATTCTTCAATCCACTACTAGTTCCAAATAATTCCCAATCTTCTCCAGTCCAAATAAATTCTTTATATAAATTACCTTCATCTTCACCATCTGGAACTAAATAAACCGTCTTTGCACTCGGATTTTCAATTATCGGTAAACTAGTTTCTGAATCATATTCCTCAGAACTACATATATAAGTCTTAAACCCCTCTTCTTCCAAATCTTTCAGCATGCTTTCTAAAACTGCACGATTCGTATTATAAGGAGTTCTCATTATATAATCAATTACCTTATCCTTAGTCGACATTTTTAAACCTCCTTAATTGATTATATCCTAAATATCTAAATTACTATAACTAAGTCATTTTCTTTAACAATCAATCTAATAATTTGACTTTTTATCCCTAATCTGTTATACTAATAATAGTATAAGAAAGGAGACAAACTGATGTTTAAAGTAAAACGTAAAGATAATGGTAAAATTTATCAAGTATTAGACACATATTGCGACAACTTATTTCATTATACCTATTTCCTAATATGGGATAATAATGGATGGCGTTGGCGGCCAGCTGATAAATTTGTACCACCAAATTATAATAAAAAGGAGAAAGTTAATGATTAATGACCACAGTATAAATAAATTAATTAATTCTTTGATTGAATGTGATAAAGAAAATTATGATTTCACGGATATTGTAGACTTACACAACGGTCTTAACCGTCATATGCATCTCGGTGCAATTGATAATGATATTGCTGATGCAATTGATAATTATATTCGTTTTTTCAATGCTCAAGATGAACAAAATAAAGTTCCTATTGAAAAAAGAAAACCAATTAAAATTTATATTGATTCAATCGGCGGCGACATCATGGGAACATTAACAATTATTGATGCAATTCGTCAGTCTGAAACTCCAGTTATTACAATTAATACTGGACAAGCATATAGCGGAGGATTCTTCTGCTTTATTGCAGGGCATAAGCGTATTAGTTATCCAAATGCATCGTTCTTATTCCACGAAGGTTCAACAGGTACTTTTGCAGATGCTAACAAATTTAATAACTGGGCGGACTTTTATAAAAAAATTCTGCGTAGACTGCGGGAAGTTACATTAGAATTTACAAATATTACTGAAGAAGAATATAATGAACATCAGAAAGATGATTGGTGGTTTTTCGCAGAGGAAGCTCTTGAGAAAGGCATCTGTGATGAAATTTCAAAGAAACTTATATAAAGGAGATAGTTAATGGAATATAATGCTCAATCTATTGAAACACTTTCATTTAGAGATGCTGTAAGAGAAAGGGTTGCTATGTATATGGGGAGTGCTGATAATCAAGGCGTTCTCCAATGTGTTCGTGAAATCATTACCAATTCTATTGATGAAGCAACAATGGGATATGGTGATTGTATTATTGTTGAATTAGATGAAGGTAATATGATTACTGTTACTGATGATGCTCGTGGCGTTCCTTTTGGTTTAAGAGACGATGGTACAGAAGCTATGGAAGCCATCTATACAATGCCGCATACTGGTGGTAAATTTAATGAAAAAAGTTATCAGAATGTTGCAGGTATGAATGGTATCGGCTCAAAAGGTGTAGCTCTTTCTTCTATTTATTTTCAAGCCGATTCTTTTCGTGATGGTAAACATGCTATTCTTACATTAAAAGATGGTATAAAAAAATCTTTCGAAGTTATTGAAGATAAAGAAAATAAACACGGAACAGTTGTTACATTTATTCCATCACCAGAAGTTTATAATCTCGAACCAATTAAAATTAAATATGATGATTTGGTTGATATGTGTAAGAATTGGTCCTATCTTACAAAAGGCGTAGAGTTTATTGTAAAGAATAATATTAATGGACAAACACAAAAATTCTTATCTAAAAACGGCATCGTAGATTTCTTAAAAGATTCAATTAAAAAACCAATTCATAAAACACCTTTATATATCCATGTAGAAGAAAATGGAATTGAATGTGAAGTAGCTATGCAGTGGTCGGCCGACCGCAATGAACATTGGTATGTGTTTACTAATGGATTAGGAAATAGCGAAGGTGGTACTTCACTTACTGGAGTAAAAACAGCTATCACTAATTTCTTTAAAAAGAAATTTAAAGGTGAATTTAGTGCGGATATAGCACGGTCTGGTTTATTCTATGTAGTAAATTGTAAAGTACCTAATCCTTCATTTGCTAATCAAACAAAAACAAAAGTAAACAATCCTGAGCTTCGCGGGTTGGCGCAGCGTGCGACAGGACAAATGTTAGATGACTTTAGCAAAAGGCATGTAAATGAATTTGATTCAATTTTTGAATTACTTACTAAAGAATTAAAAGCAGAAAGGGCAGCTGAGCGTGCTCGTAAACAAGTACTTGAAGCTTCAAAAGAAATTGAAAAAAATCAAAAGAAAAAGGTCTTTGCATCTGATAAATTAAAAGATGCAGAATTTCTTGGACAAAATTCGACACTTCTTGTAGTAGAAGGAAATTCTGCTATGGGCGGCATGGCTCAAGCACGAGACTATACTAAATATGGTATTCTTGCAATAAGAGGAAAAATTATTAACTGTCTTTCTAATCCAGAAGAAAAGATTTTTAATAATGAGGAAATTAAATTACTTTTATCTGCCATGAATATTGTTCCCGGTAAATATAATTCTTCTAAACTACGATATGGAAGGCTTGCTATATGTACTGATGCTGATAGTGATGGAGCACATATAGGTCTACTCATAATGGCAGCACTACAATATTTAGCACCAGAATTTATAAGAGAAAGTCGTTTATGTTGGCTGCGTTCACCGCTTTATATAGTTAATAATAAAAATAAAGAATCTTATTATTTTACTGATGATGAATTTAATAAGGTAAGAAATAAAATTAAAGGCGAAGTTACCCGTGCAAAAGGTTTGGGCGAACTTCCTGCCGAAACAGCACAAGCTTCAATGTTTACTCCCGAATATCAAAGAATTGATGTAATGGAATGGAATGATAATGCAATTGATTTGCTTTATGATTTAATGGGAGAAGATGTGGAGCCAAGAAGAGAATTTATAATGGATAAAGTTGATTTTAGTAAGGTGAGAGAATAAAATTTTACTTTTTTCTATTTTTAATATATAATATATTTAAGAAAATGAAAGGAGACATTATGAAACTTATTAAAGTAAAGTTCGCAATGAGCCATTTTGACAGAGTTTATTATTATCGAACTCAACTTAACCTTATCAAAGGTGGAGTATACGATATTGTAGCTGATAACAGAACTCATTATGACAATCCTATAACCGTTATTGACGATAATGTTTCTACGAGAGAACTCCCTGTGGGAGTTTCTATTAGAGAAATTACTTCTGCAAAAGTAGTTAGCGCGCCGCCTAAACCAACAGGTGGAATCGAAAATATTTATCTCAATGAAGATAAAGGTGTAGTAGTTATTAAATGGGTTGATGGTACAAAAACTAAGGTAAAATGTCAAGGTAATGAACCCTTCGATGCAGAAAAAGGAATCGCTCTTTGTTTTATGAAACGAGCTTTCTTTAATCGAGGGTGTTATAATGATGTCTTTAAAAAATATATAGGAGAATAAATGAGCAATTTAAAACCGATTATCGAAGATAGCTTTATACAGTATAGCGGTGCGGTACTACAAAATCGTGCTCTTATTGATGTACGTGATGGTCTAAAACCATCTGCTCGTCAAATATTTTATTCAATGCTTTTAAATAAACTTACAAGTGATAAACCTTATAAGAAAACCGCGAATGCTGTAGGTATGGCTATGGCAGATTTCTATATTCATGGAGATAGTTCATGTGAAGGAGTTATAATGCGGGCAGGGCAGCCTTTTGCTATGCGTTATCCACTTATAGATGTAAAAGGTAATGCTGGTTCTTTAATTGAATCTGGCAACTGGGCTGCGATGCGTTATACAGAAAGCCGTCTATCAAAAGTTTCTAATCTTCTTTTTACAGATATAAACAAAGATACAATTGATGAGTGGAGAGATAGTTACGATAACACTAAACAATACCCAGCTGTTTTACCAACAAAAGGATATTATAATATTTGTAATGGTAGCATGGGTATTGGTATTGGTATGGCTTGTTCTGTACCTCAATATAATTTAAAAGAAATGAATAAAGCTTTGGAGCATTTACTTCTTAATCCAAATTGTGATTTTAATGATATTTATATCGCTCCCGATTTTGCTACAGGAGCCATATTATTAAATGAAGATGAAGTAAAAGAATCCATGAAAAAAGGAAATGGTTTCGCTTGTAAATTACGTAGTGTAGTAGAATATGATAAAAGAGAAAACTGCTTTGTTGTAACCGAAATACCTTATTCAGTTTATACTAATACAATTTGTGGAGAACTGGAGAATATTATTAATGGAGAAGAAAATCCTGGAGTAGATAGATTTAATGACCTTACTGGTAAAGCTGCTTTAATTAAAATTTACCTTACCAAAAGGGCAAATCCAAATAAGGTATTAAAATATTTATATAAAAATACTTCTCTTCAATCTCATTATTCTATTAATTTTACAATGCTTGATAAGGGTCGTTTTCCAAGGGTTTTTACATGGAAAGAAATGCTTCAAGCGCATATCGACCACGAAAAAGAGATATATAGACGAGGATTTGAATTTGACCTTCGTAAAATCGAAGAACGTCTTCATATTATTGATGCTCTTCTTAAAATAATTGAAGATATTGATAATGTAGTTCGTATAATTAAAACATCAGATTCTCCGGCAAAAGCTCGAGAACGACTTGCTGCGGCATATGAACTTGATGACATACAGACCAAAGCAATCCTCGACATGAAACTTTCTCGACTTGCACATTTAGAAGTTGAAAAGTTAAAAAATGAAAAGTTAAAACTTGAAAAAGAAAGAGATTTTATCTATAATATAATTAACAATGAAAGTGAGTTTAATGCTCAACTTATTAAAGGTTGGCGAGAAGTTGCAGATAAATTTGGTGACGC